GAAACTGCTAAAGATGTATTCTCAGCTAGGTATTGGTCTTGCAAGAAATGGTAAGAAAGTTATTAAAATTCATAGTGAAAGCTAGAATGCTATATGCTGATCTAAGGGGACATCATGGTAAACGATGGAACTATGAACCTGGTGATTGGTATATGGGAAGAAAAAACAAACATAAATAGGAGATAACTATGCCAATGGTAAATGGAAAAAAATATCCTTACACTAAAAAAGGTAAGGCTGCAGCTAAGAAAGCTAAGATGAAGAAAAAGAAAAAGATGAAAGGTAAGAAATACTAATGCCTTATTCTAAATACTCTGCAAAGCAAAAGAAACTAGCAAGAGTTGCACCACCAAGAGATAAGATAACTGGTGCTGACTTTAAAGCTATGAAGAAAAAAAAGAAAAAAATGAAAAAGAGAAAATAATGAAAAAAGGTTATCATAAAACTAAAGATGGAAGAACTGTAAAGAAAGGTTTGTACTATTACATGAACAAAAGAAAAAAAGCAGGTACAAGCAGAAAAGGTAAAGGCACAGTTTCTGACAAGGCATTGAAAAAAGCAAAGAAAACTGCTAAGAAAAAATAATTGTTATTAGGTGTAGTTGCTAGTCAACTGGGTATGATGGAGGGGTAATAATATTCGTATGCCAAAATTAAAAAAGAAAACTTGGGTTAAATCAAAAAAGATTATTGTTAATGTGGGTAGTTGTAAATTCTGTAATCAAGAAATGACCAACGAAGATTCATTCGTTCCAATTGGAAAAGTAATAAGAGGTAAGTATCAATATCAAAACGCACATTATGATTGTGTCAAACAAAACCACAATTAATTAAACCCCTAAATGTTTAACCATTTCTTTAACCAGTTTGAACCATTGTTCTTTATACTGATTATCTTTAGTCTTATTATACAAATTAGCTAATTTATCTAGCTCATCATGTCTATTGGACAGACCTTCTAACCTATCATATTGTGGGTTGTATTTTTTTTTATTTTTAGATATTGTTAGGTTCATACCTTTCTTTCATTTAAGGCTAGGGCAGTCTTATTCTTAGACCCCCTAGCCACCCCATTGTTATTGTGTTAATTTAAATACTGACTTCTCAGCATTATCCGATTGATCAGTTATTTGATCAAAAGAATTTGGGTTAGGATATAACTTCTCATTTCTTATTTGATTATTTACACTAATCTCTGGAAGCTTATCCGAATATTGTAGATTGCTTTCATAAGTAGTCGGATTAAATCCTTCAAAGAAATATGTAATAGGTATTTTAAAGAAATGACTAAGCCTAAATACATCAAATGAATTTAATCCATTCTTTCCTTTTTCATATTTTTGAATTTGTTGATGACTGACATCAAGAACTTTAGCTATTCTTGATTGTGTTTTTTTTCTTTCTACTCTTTTATTTCTTAGCTTGATACCCATGTGTTTATCAAACGCTATTTTTTGTTGTGTCTTTATTTTTGATGACATAGATAGCCTTCCTTTCTGTTAACTTTTTCTGTCATTTAAATTATTTACTAAGCTTCGTAAATAACTTTTGCGTCATTATTTTGAGCTTCAACAATTCTTCTAATCAATTGTTTATACTCTATGTAATCCTGATATGTATGGACACACATTCTGTTATCAATAGATGCCATGATTTTGTTATGGCACTTTTGAAGTTTTCCATACAGTCTAGGAATATCATTTGTTAGACTCATGTTCCTCCTTCTTCTTAATTAAAGAATGAATCAGATTTTTATGCGTAATATCTGTGACTACTGCATTATCTGAAGCATCCCTTTGACCTGCTGCCTTCTCAACAGAATCAAATTCCTCCTCAAGAGTTGCTGTAAACTCATAGTGATATATTTTTTTACAACTCATAGTAATTATTGACTTTCAATTTACTATTTTTAGGAAAGGTAATCAAGCTATATTTTCTCATAAACACATCACTTGATTTTACAAGTCCAAGCTTTTCTGCATCCTTCAATAGAATACTAACTCTTTGTTTTGTGACTTTTAAAACATCACCAATCTCAGTTAGCTTTGGATAACATTCATTTTTTTCATAATAATCGCCCATAAATTCAATCATTTTTTTGATTTGTGGACTGAATAATATTTTTGTTTTAGTCACTTTGTTTCTCACTTTCTGCAGAATTGATAAGCATTTCTCTCAATAAATTATTATATCCTGCAATATCTTTATGAGTATCTTCTTTAAATTTAAACTCTTTAGTACCATCATTAATTGTTCTAGTTAATTTAAGAACGATCATTAGCTGTGGTACAATAGTAATTGGAACATCAATTTTCTTTTTATTAACTACTTCTAAAACAGTTTTTATAAAATTAGATATGATGTAAGCATTGTGGCCAAAGTCTCCATATTCTTTTTGTTTACCTTCTAACATTTGCTTAACCATTTTCTCACCAATATCTATCCATTTCACATTATCATCATTCATCTCTTTCTCCTTTTAGTTTTGCTATTATTAATTCTTTCAATTGAATTTCTTCACTTGCAAAATCCAATTGTTTTTTTAAATCGTAATTTTCTTTTTTTAATTTTTCTATAATCAACTCAAGATCACAGCTTCCCCTATCATCTTTTTTTTTAATTTTCATAAGAGCAAGAATGACCCATAATTAATTTGTTATTATAAAAGTACCCAACATCCTTTTTATATTGTGCAATATTATCTAAAGCTTGTAAGCAATCTATATCTTGCATGATTGGAACTTTCTGTACTTCATAAGTTTGAGCATCAATTACTAATATTAAATATAAATAAAAAATAACCTTCATAAAACAGGGTGGCAGTAGTGTTAATTAACTTTTTTGAGGGAGCAAAAAATGATACCACCACCCTATCTATTACAGATTAAGCCTGTTTAGGCTTTCTCTCTTGTAATTTATGAATTACTTTTCCATCATCTTTAGTGTTAATCCACTCAGTAAGATTGATCGTATCTCCTTTTCTCATATCTTTACTAAGTCTGAATGAACCCCAAAACTTTTCAGGATTTTCATTGTCTCTATTTAGATAACCTTCGCCTTCTTTTAATTCAAAAGCCATGTTTAACTCCTTTGTTGTTTGGTTATTTGATTTCTTAATGCGTTGAACTTTGCAAATTGATCAGTCTTGATAAACGCATCCCAACCCATAGACTGATTTATCTTAGATTTAAGATTCTCAATATCTTTTCTTAAACCTGAAGAATTTTTTTTATCACTATTGTTTTCAATTTTATCTAGTGCTGTAGCAATATAAACTTTATCAACTTTATCTTGTTGTTGATTTATTGGTTTAGTAATTGGTTTAGCAATAGGTTTATTGATTGGCATACTTTCAAAATTATTATCCACTTCATCTTCTGAATATACAAAACCATGAATACCAATTAATTTTAAAACAGCTCTATCAATTGCTCTTTTTTCGGCCATCGCATAAGGATAAGCATTAGTATTATTTTTAGGTGTTGCTTCTCCATAAGTTATAACTCTATTACCATCTAATGATGCAGTACATTTAATTGCAACCACACCTTCCTTAGAATTTTTTTCAATCTCATCTAAGCTTTCAATGATGACCCCTTTATTTTGACCTGCGATCTCAATATATTTATGCTTCATGCAAACAGCATTATGTTTATTCCATAAGCAATCATCAGGATTAAACTTTAATTCATTTAAAATATTTTTTACAATTGGATCAACTTTATTAAGATCAACCTTTGTATTTTTATACATCTTCTTTACCTTTCTTTTTTTTATTTGTTTTTTTCACTTGATGTTTAGAAAATAGAAGTTCATCTTTCACTCCTTGTAAATCTAATTTAAGTTGATGAATTTGTTCATCTCTATTTCTTAAATTACTTTCTAAAACTTTTATTTGTTCTCTTTGTCTTCTATTATTTGTTTGAAGTTTAGCTAACTCCATCATTGTTTTATCTGTCATTTTTTTTCTTTCTGCTTTGAGTTATGTAGTCATAAATAAAATATAAATCACCATCATTAACAACTTTATGAAAGTTTGTTTTTAAATAATTCATAACTTTATTTAAAATATATGTATCGTTTCTAACTTGTTTCTTTTTTATATTTTCAATCATACTTCTCCTTATAATTTATTGTAAAAGTCTTCTAATTTTTGCATATCTTCTTCATCATAGTTTTCTAACATAAAGTTAGTTCTATAATTCCTGATCTCAGACCAATCGACACCAATCATACAGGCCAATTTTTTTAAATCCCCACCTGACATTCTCAGCATTTCTTGTCTTTGAATATTGATCTGAATAAATTTTCTAAAAAAATAATTAAGTCCTTCAGGGGATAACTCCCAACAATTTTCTGGTGTAAAAATTTTATATTCACTTTCAGAAACATAAATTAAATAAGGTTTATATTTATTATTAAAGTGCTTAGAATAAACTGCTATTTGTATGCAGTGAGTAAACTGTGGGTTATTAACTTTTTGTGGTTTAGAGTACACCCAATCCCCAATTCTATTATCAGTCTTTCTTGTTTTAGATGTTGTTGGATTTTTTCTGACACTGCCAAACCTATTTTTATGCTCAGTAATAATTTGTAAAGTATCGTTATAACAATCAATATAACCTTCGTTAGCTATATTTAATTTTTGACCCATGTATTGATCATCATACCAATCTGAAAAAGGTTTTTCTATTTGCCAACCTTCCATATTATTATTTGATACTTCTTTGATTGCGTCTAAATGATTTTGAACATAACTTTTTATAAACTTTAAAATAAAATTTGCTTTTATTTTTTTCTTCTCATCTAATTCAAGATGATTAATTAAATTTTTAAAATGACTTTCACAATCTTCTATCTTAGCAGTACCCAATAAAATATTTTGAAACCATTCATGGACAAAAGTACCTGATTTAAAACTGATACTATCTTTTTCTTTTTTGAAATTTAAATATGGAACTAATTGATATTTTAAAAACCAAAGCCAATTGCTAAGTGCAGTTTGTGATGGACTTGTTGTTGCTTTTTGCAAATCCCCACTTGTCCAAGCTGTATCGGTAAACCTTTCCTTCAATATCATTGATTTTATATTTACAAAAGATTTACAAAAATGTCAATACCTCTTGCAAATTATTTTTTTTAATGTATTAAAATAGAAATGAAAGAAAGTATTACATTAGACTGGCCTGAGATATTATCTGGTGCATCAACTGGTATGATTAGAGAGATTGAAACTCTAAGACAAAATATGAAATGGGGTCATGGACAAAATGCTAACACCTATCAGAAATGGGGTCAAACAATTTCAGGTTGTATCTGTGAAATGGCATTAGCAAAAAAGATGGATAGTTATTTCAACCATTCAGTGAATAATTTTTTTGGCAAAGACATCACAATAAATAAAAAACCTGTTCAAGTTAAATCCCAATTGTATTCTAAGTATGAAAAGTTTTTAACGATAAGACAAAAGTATAAACCTGAAGATTATTATTTCTTAGTCATAGATAATATGCCTACCTTTTATTTCTATGGCTACATACAGGCCAAAGATTGTCAAAAATATGGCATTTGGACTAATCAAAACCAACCTGATAGGCCTTATTTTTGGAAGATACCTATTGATAAACTTAAACCTATTAGTAATTTTAAGTATGAATAAAAAACCTAGTTTAGAACCATTCCAAAAAGTAGAGCATAGCCTATTGGATAATGAGGTGCTTACCCCTACTGAAAAGATGCTGTATATCCTTCTGAGAAGGCTCAGGACTGCGATTAGAGGGTGTACCCCTAGTCATGCTTATCTAAAGAGAAAACTTAAAATAAAGGATAAGAGAACGCTTGTAAGGGCTTTGGATAGACTTCAGTTATTTGGCTATATCACATGGAAAAATAGAGGTAAGAATTTAACCAATAAATATTACTTCAGGGATAACAAAGACTTTCAATACATATTGCAAGACAACCTAAGATTGAGAAGGATAATGTCTCAAAAGCAAAAGAATATACACAACCAAAAGTTGAGGGATAACTTTGTGAATAAGAGGGGGATAAAGGTAATTAACAGTTAACATATTATTAACAGGGGGTCTGGCAGGGGTGCTAGTGAAGGTACATTAAATGCTAGATGGGGGGTACATAAAATGTACCTAAATATAGATATATAATATATATAACTAGTTAACTAGTTAGAGTAATTAGTATGAATAAGAAATATGTACCTATTGAAACTATTAAATATGAATTAGATAAAATTAGAAAGTCTTCTAATTTTCATTATAAACAAGCTATCATACGAAATCGTAAAAATCAGGTTAAACACCCCCCCTTGATAGACCTACTTAATTATCTTCGAAATAGAAATTTACCTGACGCTAAAATAGATGAGATTGTCAGGGAATATTGGGTAGCTGTGGAAAAAAATAATAACTTCGAAAAAGAAATTGCTAATAAACTTAAGATCAAGTATTCTAAATAAGTTAACAATATATCTAGGTATTAAAAAGGATAAGGGGGTCTTCTACCTTTCTTTCTAACCCCCTATCCTCCTCTTTTTTTTCTTTTTAAGTTCCAATAAGTTCTTGCTAATAATGATCTTATCTTTTTTGTTTGTATTTTTTCTGGGTAATTGGACAACAACCTGTTTTTGATCTTCGATGTACTTTGCATACTTTTTTCTAATCTTATCATCTTTCTCAAAAGTATCTACGCCACATAGTTCAAGATTAAGTTTAAACAACTCATAACTTTGTAGCCTACCTTTCATTGACCCACATTATAAAATAATAATACCTAAAACAATTAATAAAACCATAGCCCAAAAGATTAGAATGATTCTAATGTACTTTCTGTGTATTGGATAACCTTTAATAATCATTTAATCTTTTTATAGTGTTGCTTTAAATCATCTATTAATTTTGAGTATGTTGGTATCTTATCATTGTCAAACCAACTTTTAATTTCAACATAGATGTCGTCAATGTCTTCTGGGATATACCTACCTGAATTTTGATATATCTTTTTAATGGCCTCTAATTGATCGTTGGTAGGCTCATCTTCTTGTAAAAAAAAATAGCTATCAAACCCATTTCTATCGGTAACTCTAATATTCCAAACTTTCATTTATACCTCACTTTCTTTTTTATCTAATGTATTTTTAATAGTGTTTTCTATATCCCAATATAGTTCACTACCTTTCTCAGTATTCTTTGTACCATCTATATTATCTTCATCAGCAACAACATATTCATTTGCTATATCATCATGCAAACTATCAATGAATTTAAAATATAAATCATCAGCTAACTGACAAGCAATATCAAAGTTTTTATCTTCATTCATATCTAGCCTACCTTTCTATTTTATAAATTTATCATTTATTTTTTGGCCTAGTTCTCTTTTACCAATGATGACACATAAAGAACTCATATAACCAACATCAAAATAAATATCTTCGATATTCATACCTTTGTTGATGTCTCTTTTTAAATCCCAAAATACATTTGATATTAATTGTCTCATCTTTTTTTCTTTAAGTTTGTATTGATAGACTTTGTTTTCTAACTCATCTATTTCTATTAGATTTTGCATACCTTCATTCATAACTAACCTACCTTTCTTTCTTTCATCTTAATCGTTTGTATTATTTGTTGGTTATCATAATCAAATATATCGAAGGCTATATATTTTGTACCTTTATCATTAGCCCTTAATATTAGATCATAATTCATTAATGACTTATCCATTGTTAATTGGATATGTTTATCTTCTAATTTCAAAGTTAACCTACCTTTCTAATATTCAAATACTTCATAATCATAATCTTCTGGTAAGTTAAAAATGTATTTAACTTGACCATAAGCAACTATAATTTTTATTATCTTATCTTTTATTTTACCTATTTTTTTTATTATATTTTCATAACTATCATCATCACATTCTACTACTTCATAATCGTAGTCTTCTGGTAGTTCATAAGCATATTGAAACTTACCATTTTCCATTCTTATACACATTGTATTATCATTCATAACTAACTTACCTTTCTAATTGTTAATTAAATACATTGTTAACATTACAACTTCATAAATAATAAAAACTTCAAACAAAGTCATAATTCTATAAAGCAAATTTTAATTGTTTGCTTTCAAACTCTAATTGCCTTTCCATTAATTTAATTTTTTCATCTTCTATTTTTTGTCCTTCAGCATTTAAGAAGACTTCAAACTCAGGCAATTCAAACTTGCTATAATCATTGTATTGATTGCAAATGTATTCTAATACATACCTGATTAAGATATTGTCTTTATTGTTTAATGCTTCATCATATTTATAAAAAGACATATAACCATCGTAGCTAGTAGTACGATCTTTTAAGAAGTTTAAAAAATCTTGATTAGTTTTTAATACTTCATTTAATTGAAATGCCTCTTTAGATTTAATTTTACAATCAATTACATCAGTTGAATAATTGTAATATTGAGGGCTATATAATTTTAAATCTTTAAAGCTAATATTAACTTCATATTCATCTAAAATATAATCTTCAAGATTACTACAATAACTCTCAATATAACTTTGAAAGGTTTTTTTATAATCAACATGATCAAAATCATACTCATAAGCTTCAACCATGTGATCAACATTACCATCATGTATTGATTCATAAAAACCACCAAAGTCTATTGAAGTTTCAATATTATTTTTAATACTCATAACTATCCTTTCTATTTTTGATTTCATCTTTCAATATATTTACTACTTCATTTTTTGTGTAATCCATAAATGACTTAGTAAAATTATGGCCTTGATCATGTAAGCAACTTGCAATCATAACACCATTAAGTTTTTTTTCTAAAAAGATGTCATAACCTTTAAATCGTATTGATCTGTATTCTTTAACTGTTGGATAAAACATAATTAACCTACCTTTCTTTTAAGTTTGTTTATTTCTTGTAAAATAAATACTGATTGCATTTGCTCATCATAACTGGGATCATTAGTATTACTTCCACACTCATAGCAAAAAGCGTCTTTACTATCGCAAGGATATTCTTTTTTTGTTTGTTGAATATTAGTTTCAATTTCTAATAATTTATTATCAAGATATTCTAAAATAATTTTATTTTTATCTAACATTGTTTTTGATCCTTTCTTTTAAGTTTGTTTATTAAATGACTATCATTATCAATTAATCTTATTAACCAATCTTTAAAGCTTTCTTTCATATTCCATTTTAAATTATTTTTGTAATATGATTGATAGTCTTTAAAGTCTTTTTTAAGTTTTGTTAAACAGTCTTCAAAGTCTTCAAAATCATAAAACTTTTTATTGTATTTTTTTTGTAATAACTCAGTGATTGATTTATAGTCTTTAACTTTCATATTTTACCTTTCTTTGTTAGCTGTTGACAATTTATAATTATAATTAAATCTTGTCAATAGCTTAATTAGTTCTATAAATATAATAGTAATTGCCTTTAATATTAACTTCATGCTCATAACCATCGTATGAAGATAAAAAATGACCCCTACCATCACTTAAAACAGCATCATCAACAAAATCATCAAAATCTTTTATTAATGATTTAACAGCTTCATTTGAACTTTCACACTTCTCACTTAAAGCCTTAAAAACATCTTCATCAATTCCATCTTTAGCATGAGCTGATAAGAATGAAGGATTAAAAGCCCAGACTGATTGCTCAATATATTCTTTAACTTCATCATCAGCTTCATCATCAGTTAAAACTTTGTATTCATTACCATGAATATGATATAAAAAACCATCTTCTAAAGTAATTTCACCTACTTCATCATCAGTTAAATTTAAGTGAGATTGTAAAGCTCTAACCTTCTCAGCTTCAACTTGATCAGTATCAACATTGTTTTTAATTGTTTGAGTTTGCATATTTAACCTTTCTTTGTTTGTTTAATGTATTGATATTATATTGTAAATAAATTGTCAATAGATAATTTAAAATAATTATAGACAAAAAAAAACGCCAATAAAATTAATTACTGGCGTTTTAATTGTTAATTATTAATTACTAATGATTATTACTTATCCATTTATTTGCAAATACATCACTAAAAGATGGATATTTTTTAGTAGTTGGACAAAATACTTCATAAAGAGGCTCATAATCTCTTTGGCCTGTATCATCAACTGACCAAATAGAGAACTTTCCATTACCTCTATAATCAATTTGTATTTTTTGCTTCGGATAATGATAAGTAATTGTTTTATATGTAATCATAATTAACCTTTCTTTTTAGTTGTTTTTTATATATAAATTAAACATATTAAAATTAATATATTATTGTCAATAGAATGTCAATAACTAATTTAAAAATAATTATATGAATAATATTAAGTTTACAAATGAAGTATTACAAAAAATCTATTCAGAGTTAGCTTTGGGGAATGGAATTAAAACAATTCTAAAAGACTTGAATTTGAGCTGGGAAGGATTTAGACAATTATGTCACAAAAAACCCAAAGTTAGAGAACAATACGAATTAGCCAAACAAGATGGTGTTGATTATCTATTAAGTGAAAGCCAAACTGAATTAAAGAAGATGATCGAAGACTTTAAAGAGAAAGGCAAAGGCGATCTAGCTACTTCACATTTATTAAAAGAAGCTGTTGCATTAACTAAGTGGAAAGCGTCTAAATTACTTCCAAAATATAATGACAATGCTCAAAAATTACAGCTTTCAAACGCTGATAATAAGCCATTGATTGTCAAATGGTCTAAAGACTAATCAACAATAATTCAATTAAATCAATAATAATTCAATGATCTTTTAAAGAAGATCGTTATTTGTTGCAAACTTTACACAAACAACTTGCCTTGACATCATATAAAAGGCCTGAGCAATAAAAAAATAACATTTCAACCTGACTGACACACAAACAAGCTTGATTTCTATTTTTAAGAAGCCCTGATAATAGATGATTATCAGTAACAACTAAAAAGAGATTTTAAAAAGCTTAAAAAAAAGAGGGCGGTTTTAAATTACCCCCTTGCCTGATTTTAAATTTAACGATTTATTTTTATAGTTAGGAGGTATATATAGATAAACAAGGAGACCCCAATGTCGGATGAATATAAAAACAGAATAAATGCTATTGTGATTATTTCAGAATCTAGTAATTCTGTTAGTATTCATTTTGAAGGATTTGAAGATTACTATGAAGCTAAAGACTTTAGTGAATACATGGTAGATGAACTTGGTATTAATACTGATTATTATAATTTATCAAGGACAATTCACTAACAGGGGGGTTTTGTTTTAAAATGTCTGAAATTGTAATTCCATATTCACCTAGAAAACTCCAAAAATTTTTGCACAATCAAATCGTTAAGAGCCGATTTAATGTTATTGTTGCACATCGTAGGTCTGGCAAGACTGTAATGTGTATCAATCACATGATCAGAGATGCTTTGACCAACCCCAAACCTAATCCAAGATATGCTTTTATTAGTCCAACCTTTAAACAAGGTAAAGCAACAGCATGGGATTACATTAAAACCTTTGCTAAGAATATTCCTTTTGTAAAATT